TTTGTACTAGCTTTACTGAATTATCTTTAATGGACACTTCTGTAAAATCTGAAGCGTAATACGCGTAAATAGGAGCAAGAAAATCTGAAGGTAAAGTAAATTCCTCTCCATCTAATGGGTTATCCATTTCTAATGTTTTAATTCTTAAATGAAATCGTTTATGTAAAGCTAAGTTAGCTAAATTTACATAATTAATAAATTTATTTTGGTTAACTACTTGTACTGCAGAAGGCGCTGGGCTTGGGTTAGCTGACATGTCCCCAACACTAGCAATCGCTAATTTACTACATTCACCTGTACTTAAATAATCAATATATTCAGAAACTTTCATATCATCCTCTAAAAAGGAGGTAGGCAAGAGTGCCGAAACCCTTACCTACCCAGGAGGCACAACAACTCGTTGAGAAGACGAGTTGGCATGAGTTCTTAAACAAAGTAGGAGCTATCTCCTGCTTTTTTAGTAGTACTATCTCCCCACATAGCTGAGTTTTCTAATTCGTTGTCTTCATCTACCGGTGGTCCTACTTCACTTGGTTTCCATGCGTTTAATTCTGCTAACATAGTAATTGTATCTATTTGATCGTCGTGCTTACTTTTAAACCCCTTAAGAGTAGCTAAAGAAAGCTCAAAAAGCAACTCTACAAGTTCCTCACTATCTTTTAATTCTTCAGGCAACCAAATTTTTTTAGATTTAAATAACGGAATTGCATTTTGTTGGAATCTACTCATCTTATCTTTAGTCGGCCTAATGCCTATTGTATTACTATTTCTTCCCTTAGACAAAGTAAAATAATTATTACGTTGTCCCATTTCATTTTGGATCCAACTAATAAACCCTCCCTGTTGTCCAGTAGTTTCTATGCCCACTTCTTGTGGTTTATATTCTTGAACTAATCTAAAAAGTTCATCAATAGTTTTATCCATCAGCGTTCTTTTACAAAATCCGTCTACCCACAACCAATCACCATTGTTGTTGTAGGCCCATACATTAATTACACTAAAATCAGCATGCTCTTTATCACTAGTAGCAAAATCTGTAGTAATATAAAAATTATAAGAACCTTTATTTTTAATTACGTGACTGCGTTTGTACCAAATTATATCTGAATCCTTGATTAATCTTTCCTCAGGAGACGTAATACGTAGCATTAACTCCTGGTTAAATGAGTCTAATTTACCTGCTCCCTTCGATTTAATATACTGATTATTCACATAATCATAACTAAACCTATCTTCCCAAGCGCCTTTAAACTCTTCACGAGAGCACGGAAATGTCTCACAAACCGGATATACATTAACGTACCAGACACCCGATTCAATTGCTTTGTATAAAGGATCTTTAGCGTTAAACGGAGTTCCAGACCAAATAACCTTCCTTTTAGCAGGATGTAACGCATAATCAATGGCTGAGTAGACAGTATTTTCCACATTCTCGATAATAGTCGCAGATCTAGCATCTTCATCTCCTAATAAATCATCAAGTACAGCAAGTTGTGGTCTAGTATTCAATTCAACCGTACCACGAACACCCGTTTTAGCACCATGACCTGTCACAACAAATTCCTTACCTTCAGCATTTTTAAAATACCATCTAATATCAGTAAATCTAGTAGTAGGGATATATTTTTTTAAAAATTCGCTGTTTTCACAGCGCCTTTCCATACGTAGCCGCATCTTTTTTACACCATTTTCAATACTATCTGATACATATAATGCATAATCTACATTTCCGAATTTAGGAATAGACCCATACACAGCTATATACAAGAATAAATACTCAGCAAAAATAGTAGTTTTAGCTAAACCACGAGCGCACATATTGGCAGTGTTCTGGATTTTGCCTGCAATTTTATCCATCATCTTGTAGTGAATTACCGGGGTTTTGTTCTCTTCGCCCTTCTCCCCATTAACTAACTTAATAAACGACACAAACTCCAGCGCAAATTCACTTGGTACATAAGTAGGATCATCATTGTAATCAATATCATTAAGCCAATCATCTACTGTTTTTTTAACTAACATATTACTCCTCAATGATTTCGTAAGTTGTTTCAACAAGTGGCGTCTCAACTTTTTTAGCTAATATTTCACTATGTGCTACTTCTTTAGCGCTAGATTGGCCATTTAAGATCATTTTTAGCTGCTGTTGTGCAAGTGCTTTTGTAGTTGCGCGTAAATCTTCTACTATGTCATTACTGTAATTAATATCAATATCTATTTTAGCAGCACTCGGTGCTGTTAAATTACTTATTAAACTCTCAGCTGCTTTTTGTCTCACTAATTCTGATTTAGCAGTGCGCATTAATTCAGCTTGTGTATTGATAGCTTCCTGGTAAACACCCGCATTTAGTATATGCGTAGGCACCATAGTCTGTTCTATAATTTTAGTAATTAAGGAATTTTTACTATAGTTATCAGCAAAACTAGCTATATAAGACGCAGAAGCGCCTCTATCTATTAAATTCTGGTAACGATCTGGAAATACCTTGCTATAAGCAGTAGATGTCTTATCACCCATTAATTTAAGAGATACAAACTTAACGGCATTAACATACGCCGCTAATGAGTATTTTCCAGTTATTAGCACCGAAGAGTACGTTAATGTGTTATCTCTAAATACTCTTCTTAATTCGGAATCAGGTTCTGAATTAATAATAGCAACAACGTTATCTGTTACGTGTTTTCGAAAACGCTTATCTGGAACAACACTAGATAGCTGCTCTTTGGTTAAATAATCTGTGGTCTCTAAATCAGTTTCCGTATCTGCTAAATTAGTTAATTGCATTGCGAACCTCGTTCCATTTGTGGATTAACTCGTTGTGGGACATCCCGTCGGTGTAACACATATGTGGACACACCATCCATGTATTTTTATCTATTTTAACTAAAACACTATTATCCTCCAATTCTTTCCAGTATTTATTCCAAGTTCGATAATCTTTAATCCAGTTAACCACTTTAATAAATGTTTTCTTGTTTATCTCATTGTTTTGATTAGCTAATAACATCAACGGCAGCAGTAAAGCAAACGCCTTACTAGACAAAGTCCACTCACTCGTAGTTTTTAAATTAACGTATTTACTCATTTCGCAGTCCCGTACTTGTTTGTGTATCCCACATATGCTTAACTATAAAATACTGCCTGTCATTTCCATTAAACATAACGTCTGGATTAAGCATATACTCCTTTTTGGTATATTTCCTAATGAAATCAGACTTCTTCAGGGCCCTCAACCCACGATGAAAATCATGAAGTGTCATTCCTGATTTATCACATATTGTCTTAGGAGTCCCTACTACCATATTTATTCTGTTAATTTTATACATTATTTTTAATAATACTAACGCCGCGTCACTTGACAGTTCATTACTAGCTAATAACTTAGCTGGCGCAGTACCTAGTTGAAATTTGTTAAACATTGACGCCCTCCTTTTCCTGGTGTATTCTTTCTCTGTTTGATATCAAGTGGTAGTGAAGGCCCATTCATCGTAACTCCTCCTTGGGTGAGTGGGCTTTCTTTTACCAAAAACCACCATCTAACGGCTTCTCACTGATGTACATAGTTAGCCTGTAGTTTTTAGGATTATTTATATACGTCTCTCTTTCTTTCATAGAGGCCTCCCCTATCTCATAATTCATAAAGACCCCGCAGTTCCATTTCACCGCCCACTCCCCTTTTATCTTTTCTTCTATCACATAGATAAAGTTCCGATGTCGTCTTGGTTCTCTGCCTTGAATCATCTCCCACTCCTCTTATTTAGTTAACTAAATACACAGCAATAGTATCCTAAAAACTACATAATGCAACACTTAACTTCAGTTTAATCTCACATCTGAGATTTAACTACCCTGTTTAATCTCACATCTGAGATTAAACTATTTGTAACTTACTCTATCTAAAGGACTAACCACCCTCTAAGAATAAGAAGAGTCCTCCGGGCTTTTAGCCCCTTCGGGGCTACAGCCCGTCGTCCTCCTATATAGTATATAAATAATAGGGGAATCCCAGGATGGTCAGCAAAAAATCCATTAGCAATTTTTTCATTCTAGGTACTGATGCAATACTTACTACTGGGGGCCGGTAAACCACAACTACCCCCGCCCCCTAAATTCAAAAACGATCTTTACACAGGGCTGAAGCCCTAACGGCATAATATTGTGCCTTAAAGGAGATCATCATGAAAACAATCAGCTATATATTCTCAGCAATTAATCTTGCGATCCAAAGTCTCTCTCGCCTCACCGTCAATGTCTCCGGCGGAGCCGAAGACCTTGTCGATATCGGTCGCGACGAGATCTGCGTCGTTGGCGAAGGCCAACGTACTCAGCATGTCCTTGACCGCCGCGACAATGTCGCAGCACTCAAAGGCCATAAGTTTACTAAGGCCGAAGAATCCTACATCTTCCGTACTCGTAACTCTCTCCTCACCTAGCACCGGTGCCCTTCGGGGCACCTTCCCTTTTATACACATAAGATAATACACAGTAAGATAGCTCCTAGAAAGGTGTACTATTTCAATAACCCTCATAAACCACCACTTCTTCCCCACTGCATTACACTAAGCATTATCCGGGCTGAAGCCCTCGCGGGAATAATCCCGCAACTCTTCCTTAAGGAGACCACCATGCGTAATTTATACATAGCAAAATCAGTCACTCAAGAAGAGACTCTCACCGCTCTTATTCGCTTACATCTGCGAGTCGAGCGTTGTCTTGCTAACGGTGAAGAGCCTGATGTCGAGGATCTTGACTTAGTTAGCAAACCTAAAGTCCAACAACTTGAGCGTCTGCAACTTGAGCTGGCAGAAATAGCTCAGTGGGACGCTCATGGTGAGTGGTTAGATGACGGCTGGTCTCTTCATTGTGAAGAGGAAGCGTACTCTCCTAAGGAGTTCGCAAAGGCTGAAGCTGAACATACAGCGCTTCAGCCTAAACCAGGAGTCGCTCCAAAAGACTTCTGGTAGCAACAATGTAGTACATAGCTCCTAGTGCTTTCAACTAGACTTTAGTTACCTACACGGCCTTTGGTCGTGTAGGTATTTACATTAAATGATAGATGATAGAAACGGGCTGAAGCCCTTATGGGGTCTTGTGACCCTGCAAAGATATATGTTATCTAATAACCTTCCTATAGGAGGATAGACCATGCCGTTATTAACTAATGAAGCACCTATTGTTGAACAAACCCCTAAAAGTAAACAGCCTAAGATTCGATTCTTAATTGGGTCTACAGGTTGTTACTTTGAGGTCGCGGACTACATTTGTACAAGCGATAAAGTAACTGCCGAAAAGGCTAAAAGTTTAGGAAGTAATACGTCAATGTATTTAGAGGATACATTGGGAGTAGGGCGGTCTTTGAAAGTTATGAAGAAGACTGACCCTAGGAAAGACGGGTCTTTTGATGGCGAAATCAAATTTGTAGGTTTCGTAACAGCTGGAGATAAGAAAATCGAGCTCTGTATGGAAGAGCACGGCGATATGATTCTCGAGGCTTGGCAGACTGAGGAGATCAGTCATGCTATTAATGTAGATGAACTAGTAGACTCTTGGTAGTCTATTAGACTTTAGGGACGCAAGCATTTATGAGATGCTTGTAGTTCCTTTTAATTTAACAAAGAAAGGGCACATTATGTCAAAAGAAACCTATCAAGCCTGTACAAATTGCTATGGTGAAACTACTAATTGGCATTTGTACAAAGGATATTATTGGTGTGACGGATGTGACTTTAAAAAGCTATACCGTTTATTTATAAAAAAGAATCTTATAACAAAAAGAGCGGTGTGTGTAAAGTAAGCCAGTGGCTGAATCACATGTAACCGAGGGGCGAACAGTAGCTTTCTAGAAGCTAGCAGTCTGTTTTCTGCCCCTAAAACCGTTTACTTTAAGATAGAGGAGATACCTAATGTATAGCATTCTGTATGTTAAACCATTAGAAGAACCAGAAAAAGAAAGGTTTCGTAAAGAATTAAGGTACGCAGATTCTATGATCAGCCATAGACCTTCAGTATGGAAAGAGCTAAAAAGCTGTACTAGGGATTATACGAAAATACCTATAATTCCTAATAAGGCTGTAGGCATTACTCTCTTTATAGAGCAGATTAAAGATTTAGATGCTATAGAGAAATCAATTTACCTTAAGAATAAGGAGGAGTTAAACCATGACATTTGACAAGAAATCATACCAAAAAGCATACTACGCAAAAAATAAAGAATCTATACAAATACAACGGGCAGAAAATAACAAAAAACCAGAAGTGATTATTTCTAACCGTTTGACGGACAAAAAACACCGCAATTCAGAAAAAGGGCGTAAAACTAAAGCAGAATACAGAGAAAAAAACAAACACATCATAGCTGAAAAAGCACAAATCTATTACATACAAAATAAAGAAACTATTGCAACAAAAGCGTTAGAACGAAGAAATAAACTAGGTAAAACACTT